GCATCCCCGGCACTGGTATCCCGATGGACCTGACGGGCACCCAGGTGACGGCGCTGCTTGACACGGTGACGAGCTCGCTCAAGGGGCTGGCGCCGGCCAGCGCCGGGGGCACGGTCAACTTCCTGCGGGCCGATGGCACGTGGGCCGCACCGCCCGCCGGTGGCGGCATCGCCGACGGCAACAAGGGCGACATCACGCTCAGTGGCACCGGCACGGTGATGACGATCAACGCCGGGATCGTGACCAACGCCAAGGCGGCGACGATGCCCACGCTCACGGTGAAGGGCAACAACACCGGCGCCACGGCGGCGCCGCTCGACCTCACCGTCGCGCAGACCAAGACGCTGTTGGCCATCGCCAACACAGATGTCTCGGGGCTGGGCTCGTTGGCCACCAAGAGCACCATCGCCAGCGCAGATATCACCGACGGCACGGTGGCCAACGTCGACCTCGCCAACATGGGCGCCAACACGGTGAAGGGCTCGGTGGCCGGCGGTGTCCCGATCGATCTCACGGTGGCCCAGCAGCTCACGATGATCGGGCTCAGCGTCCCGGTCACGGTGGCGCAGGGCGGCACCGGCGTCGCGACGCTCGGCAGTGGCAACTTCCTCCAGGGCAACGGCACGAGCGCGGTGACGTCGACCAAGGTCGTCCCGGGCGGCGTCGTTGTTGGCACCTCGGACACGCAGACGTTGACCAACAAGACGATCATCGCCACCCTCAACGCGCAGGTCGGCACGACGTACACGCTCGTGCTCACCGATGCCGGCAAGCTGATCACCCTCACGAACGCGGCGGCGATCACGCTGTCGGTGCCGACCAACGCCAGCGTCGGCTTCCTGGTCGGCACGACGATCGATCTCGCCCAGCTCGGCGCCGGCAAGGTCACGGTGGCCGCCGTCACGCCGGGCACGACGACCGTCAGCGGCACGCCATCGCTCGGCTTCCGGGCGCAGTACAGCGCCGCCACGCTGATCAAGACGGGCACCGACACCTGGCTGCTGGTGGGTGACCTTGCGTAGCGGAATCGGGATCCTTGCCTCGTCGCACTTCGTGGCCAGCGGTGGCGGCACCGTCTACACCGACAACTTCAACCGCGCCGACACGACACAGGTCAGCGGCGGTCTCGGCGCGGCGTGGACCTCGGACGGCTGGATGATCTCCAGCAACCAGGCATTCCGCAACAACGCCTCGGGCGGTGGCGACTTCGCCACCTTCACGCAGGACCTCGGGTCCGCCGATCACTGGGTGGAGGTAGTGCGCAACGGCGGCATCTACGCCGTCTGCAACGCTCGGCACCCGACCGCCACCGACGGCCAGAACTGCTACATGGGCTTCTGGTCACCCGGTGCCAATGCGTGGGTGATCGGCAAGGTCGTCGGTGGTTCGTACTCCGACGTGAACGTGGGGACGTCGGCCGGCACCCCGACGGCGGGCACGCTGCAACGGCTGGAGTGCCAGGGCTCGGTGCAACGGCTCTACGCCAACAACACGCTCGTGGCCACCGGCGGCGACACCAGCCTCACCGCGGGCAACTTCATCGGCATGAACGCCGACAGTGCCACCTTCGACAACATGCGCTGCGGCCAACTGCCGTGGAGCTAGGAGCATCATGAGCGATCCATCGATGATCCTCGGCGAGTGGACGATGCGCCGCGGTGATCGTCTCCCGCTGCTGTCCGTCGTCATCGAGGACGACGAGGGCAACCCGGCCAACCTGACCGGCGGCACTGCCTTCCTCCAGCTCCGCTGCGAGGACGGCGAGGCAGCCGTCGAGCTCCCTGACAGCTTCCCGCCGGTCACCTACGTCAACGGGTGGCTGGTGCTCCAGGCCTACGTCTACAACGCGGTGGCCGGCGTCGTCGTCTACGACTGGCCCGACGCCCAGACCGCCGGGCTCGCCGTCGGTGTCGACGAAATGGTCGTCGCCGTGCACTTCCCCGACGGGTCGATGCTCACCGCCCCCACCAACCGGGACGCCCGCCTGATCGTGCGTCCTGCGATTCTGCCCCCGAGCTTCTAGCTCCCGATACGCGCCAGCACTCCAACGCGCCAGCACAGGAAGGACAACCCCAACAGCACAGGAGTGCGACATGACCTACGAAGCGCCCGAGCCTGAGTACGACGACGACACGGTGGTGCCGGCGGAGCCTGAGGGCGAGCCGATCACCGAGGACGAGTTCGGCGACGGCGGCGAAGCCGGTGACGACTGATGGGCGGCATCTGGCTCCGGGATCTCCCGGACGTGCTGTCCGGGCTCCCCAACGTCAGCCTCTACGACGGCTGGTCGAACCGCTCGCGGAGCTCGGGCGGCTACGACGCTCTGCTCGGCATCGCCATCCACCACACCGCCAGCACGACGACCACCGCCAACGACACGTACTACCAGTGGGTCACGGCGATGACCGGCGGCGGCGAGGGACCGATCGGCGCGATCTACCTCGGCCGGGCCGGCGAGATCGTGATCGGCGCGGCCGGCGCCACCAACTGCCAGGGCAAGGGCGGCCCGCTCAAGACGTCCAAGGGAACGATCCCGCAGGACAAGGGCAACCAGAACATGATCGCCATCGAGGCCGGCAACGGCGGCACAGGCGAGCCGTGGCCGGACGCCCAGCAGGACGCCTACGTGGCGCTCGTGAAGGCACTGTGCGACGGCTACGGCTTCGACGCCAACCGTGACGTCTACGGCCACTTCGACTACTGCGCGCCGTCGTGTCCTGGTCGCAAGATCGATCCCGCCGGGCCATCCCGGTTCGGCTCGGTCAACAAGAACGGGACGTGGGACATCAACATGTTCCGCGCCGCCGTGCTCGGCGCGGCGCCGACACCGACGCCGCCCACGCCGACCCCGCCCGATCCCAGCGGGTGGCCCAACTCGCTCGTGAGCACCCTGCCGACGTTGGAGCCGGGTGCCTCGGGGATGCCGGTCAAGAAGATGCAGCACCTCCTCGCCTCCGCCGGGTTCATGGACCAGGCCAACACGTCGAACTACGACGGCCAGTACGGGTCGGGCACACAGAAGGCGCTCAACAGCTTCAAGCAGGCGGTGGGCGGCCAGGCCGATTCGTGCTGCGACTCGTGGACGTGGGGCGCCCTGCTCGACACCGGCCACAACGGGCTGGGCAACATCGTTTGCGGTCAGAGCGGCAACGCGGTGAAGCGCATGCAGCACCTCCTCGCGGCGTGCGGGTTCATGTCGGAGAGCAACGTCGCCAACTACGACGGCAACTGGGGCTCGGGCACCGACAAGGCCAAGGTCACCTTCGACACCGCGTCGGGGCTCACCCCGTCGCCGCCGACCGACTGCGGCCAGGGTTCCTGGACGGCGCTGCTGACGTGAGGTTCCGGGACCGCTCGGCGACGGACCTGGCGGTCCTCGGAATCCTGTTCATCGTCGGCTTCGTGCTCATCATCTCGGCGATCGGCGTGCTGATGCTGGAGCTGTTCCAACCCGACGTCGACACCGCCCCGATCATCGAGGTCGAGTCGGAGATCCTGGCCATCCTCGTCGGCGCCCTGGTCGGTTTCGTCGGTGGTCGCCAGGCCGGCCGTAACGAGGCCGACGCGGCCAAGTCGGACACGCCGCCGTGATCGGCACCGAGTTCGACTGGACGACGCTCACCACCCCCGCCGCGTTCATCGTCGGGATCATCGTCGGCGCCGCCCTCGCCGTGCGCCTGCTCGACACCGCCATCGACGTCATCGAGCACCACGAGCCAAAGGACGACGATGACGACGACGCGGCGTAGGTGTGTACCAAAGCGTGTACCAGACGGGCATAACCCCTGGTAGACGAGCTAACAGACGTTCATCTTCTGGAAGACTGAAGGACACTTCAGAGCACTACGCGACGCCATCTAGCTGGAGGTTATGTTTCCTGGTGGAGTGTGGTGTAACGTAGTGGTCGACCAAAGTGTGTACCAAAGTGTGCACCAGAACGAGGAGCGCCAGCCCATGCCGAAGCCCAAGAACGTCAAGCCTGACAAGTGGCCCCAGCTCGAATACGGCGGTGGCTCGTGGGAGTGGGACCCGTACCGCGGCAAGCCCTACGTCCTCCGCTTCCGGGTCAACGGCAAGCAGGCCACCGTGCGTGGCAACAGCACGACCGAGTGCATCCAACTGCGCAACGACCGTCGGGCCGAAGGTGCCAAGCACGCCGAGCTCACCGCCCGGCTCGCTCAGGGCGACGCCACCGTGAGCCAGATGATGGAGGCGTGGCTCGACTTCCACGCCGGCAACAAGGCGCCGCAGACGGTCGACAGCTACCGCCGATCGATCCGACTGGTGGGGGAGCAGATGGGGGAGCGGATCGCTCACACCGTGACCATCGGCGACGTCGAGGACATGTACCTCCACTTCGTCAACGCCCTCGATCACGGGCAGGGCTCGCTCATCAAGATCCGCAGTCATCTCGGCATGGCGTACGAGTACGGGATGCGCCGCGGGATGGCGTCGGTCGACCCGACCGCGGGGTCCAAGTTCCCCGGCAAGACGAGAGGCGCTGAGAAGCCCGTGTGGCTCGACAGCGCCGGGTTCGGGGCGATGCGGCGCTACCTCGCTCAGAACGCCACCACGGCCAACGTGGCACTGCTGACGGGACTCCTGACGGGACTGCGGCCGGGCGAGGTGCTCGGGCTCTGCTGGGATGCCATCGACTGGGACGCCGGCACGATCCACGTCAAGCGAGGTCTCCAGCGCTCACAGAACAGCCGGGTCTACACCGTGGTCGATGTGCTCAAGACGGAGACGTCCGAGCGGGTCGTCGAGATGCCGGCCGATCTGATCACGGCGCTACGTCACGAGCGCGCCGCGCAGGGTGAGCGCCGGCTGGCGGCCCGCGAGTACCGCGACAGCAACGAGGTGTTCACGCGTCGCGACGGCAAGACGCTCCGGTTCTCGACGTTGCACTGGCACGCCTTCAAGGCGTCCACGGCGCTCGGGCTCCCACCGGTGTCACCGAACCAGCTCCGCCACACCAACGCGTCAGAGCTGCTCGACCGCGGCGTGATGGTGGCTGACGTCTCGAAGCACCTCGGGCACAAGGACATGGTGATGGTGATGACGACCTACGGCCACAGCATGAAGGCACAGGTGCCGACGGCGGCGTTGCTCGCCGTCGAGGGTTAGGTCTCGATCGGGGGAACAGCGGTGGTGGACGGGTCGGTTACGCCGAGCCGTCGGGTCAACCAGCGCAAGATCACTTCGCCGAATCTGAGTCCCAACATGACAGCGCCGCCGACCCCGATAGCGAGGTACTGCGACATAACCGCCACCGTAGGGATCGGGTGAGGTGCCCAGACCCCGGGTACCCCGTGACTAGACCCGCTCGGTCACCTCGGCGTAGGCGGCGGCGACCCACAGATACAGGTCAAGCTCATGGGCGGGGAGGTCGAGCTGCTCGGCGTGCGGCGCCAGGCGGAAGACGTACCAGTCGACGTCGCGGAGGTGGTCGGCGTCGAGGCTCACCGGTGCAGCTCGCACAGGATGCGGCCGGGTGCGCCGCAGATGACGCACACCGGTAGCAGCTCCACGGCTGCCTCGAACAGATTGAGGTGGTGGCCGCTGGCGATGCGCCACCACCAGTTGTCGTCGATGGCCATGGCGGCGAGGAAGTCGGTGAGCGGCGCGGTCGGTGCTGTCGGGTCGTCGGCCATCGCGATGACGGCGGGGCTGATGGACGGCGGTTCGTTAGCCATCGGCGGGCTCCGTCGTGATCCGCCACCGCGTCGTGTCGCCGTCGGTGTGCCAGCCGTCGCCGTCACGTTCGTGGTGGAGCGGCAGGACGCACACGAGCGGCGTGTCGAACAGGGCGGTCAGCGTCGCTGAGTTGCCGCACTGCGGCCACGGGCGAGCACCTTCCGACGGTTCCCCTTGAACGTCCGCTTGCCGCGCTTGCGGTAGCGGCTCCGTGCTCGGCCCTTCATGCTCGGTCGCTTCTCCATTGCCATGCTCGGGACGTACGTCGGATCGCGGTCCCGCGTCCGAGATGAACGGCGGTTCGTTAGGTGGCACTGGACTCCATCCTCCCGTCGCGGCCGGGGTCCTCGTCGGCCAGGAAGGTGACGCCCTCGATCTTCCAGTCGTCCTTCTTGCCGCCCCACAACCGCTGGGCTTCCTTGAGCACGAGCGCACGGTCGGTGCTGTTGGCGGCGTAGGGCGAGCGCACGTCCATGATGCGCCCGCCGTTGAGCATGTAGCGGTGCCAGGTCCACACCGGGTCGATGGTGAACAGGGCGACGTACAGCGGGTCGCTCATGTCACGTCCCACGCCGGGTGGTGCACACTGCCGGTGAAGTGGAAGTGCGGTCCCTCGTAGCGGTCGTGGCGGTAGGCGTAGGCGAACGGGCACTCGGGGTCCTCGCATCGCACGTAGTACGGGCTGTTGAACAGCTCCTCGTCACTCATCGGGTGCTCGATCCACGGTCGTCTCCGATGAGATGTAGGTGACGCCGGGCTCGGCCAGCAGGCTGTCAAGCGACGGGAAGTAGTCGCGGTAGATCGCGTCGGCAACGGCCTCGGTGCAGTGGACCGTCAGCGTGAGGGTCACGCGACGGGAGATCTCATCGTTCATCGCCGCCGTGTACCCCATCCGCTGACCTCACCATCGTCGTTCCGGCCACCGAAGGCGAAGAAGCACACCAGGGTGAAGATCACCACGGCGCCCCCGAAGATGTAGGCGACGATCATCCCCAGCGCGCCGGCTCGTTGACCCGTGCGATGAGGTTCTCGATGATCTCGGTCATCGACTTCATGGCTTTCTCCATCGACCTGTTGGCTGCCTCCACCGTGTCGAGGCGGTCATAGACCTCATTCAGCTCGCGGTCGAGATCATCCGTCGTTTGCCGGTATCGGGCAAGCTCCTGTCGCAGCATCGCTGTCTCGTCGTGGTTTGAGCCGTCGTCGTGGTTGTTCAGTCGCATCGGGTGCTCCTTCGCTGAACGCCTGTGGCGGGGTCTGGACCCGCAAGAGTTCGTGTAGCTCTGCCCGAAGCCACTCCTGAATCCCATCCGACCCTGAGCTGAGGATGATCACCGCTCTACGAACATCCTCGATCGGCATTCCCACGGCGTACTGCACGAGCTGCATCCGCACCTCGTCTTCCTCCACCGCGTGTCGCTTCACTTCCAGGAACCCTGCCCCGTTGCTTCCCAACACAACGTCCGGTGCTACTGCCCTGTTGTCTTCTGCTCGACTGGCATTGCGAAGCGTCCCTCGCGGATAGCCCAGTGCCTTGTCGAACAGGTTGAGCGTGTCAGCGAGCATGTTCGTTCGCTTGCCACTCTCGACCTCGTGCCACGTACCTCGTGACACCCCTGCTCTGCGTGCTGCTTCGGATTTCGTGAGTCCAAGGTGCAGTCGTCGATGTGCGATCGCTTCACCGAGCGTCGGTACCTGTGCGTTCTGTGGTGCGGTCACAGCACAACACTACGCGCCACAACGCGCCACTTTCCAGCATTCATGTTGCACCACCCCCTTCCGAGTGACGCCCGTGTACCCCGTTTACCGACAGTTTGCCCCACGTTGAACCCCCGCACAACAGCCGCTTGACGTCGGCGCCGAAACGCGCCAGGGTGTGCGACAGACCGAGCACTCCGGGACAACCCGGATCACCCGAGGAGGCCGCCGCCCGCATGGCCAGAACCAAGACGCCGCCCAAGATCGATCCGGCTGACCGGCTCATGTCAGTCAACGAGATCGCGAGCTACTGCGGTGTCCATCGGGCCCGTGTGTATCAGCTCATGCGCGACGGGGCTCTCCCCTACGTCACCGTCGGCTCGCGCCGCCGGGTGAAGATGTCGGACCTGCTGGCGTACCTCGACCTCGCGTCGTGAGCGAGGAGCTCGGTGCGCCAGGCCGGGACGACTTCCTGACCGAGCGCTACACCAACAGCGGCGAGGACTTCCAGCGCCACCCCAACACCGGCGCCCCCTACGTCAACCACCCGACCAAGGTGACGATCAAGGGCAAGCCGTGGCGGGCGATGTACGGCCGGCCGTCGAACTTCGGGGCGCAGATCGAGGACCGCTACGGCATCAACCGTTGGACCGAGCGTCACGTGCTGCTGGGTACCACGTTGCTGCCCCGCGAGGTGCAGGCCGCCGTCGGTCGGCTCGACCTCGAAGATGCCAGCGACCGCCTGATCGCCGACGGCTGGGTGGTCGACGCCAAGGAGCAGGCCGGCGCCTTCCTGGCCGCCGCCCGCGGCACGTTCGTGCACCTGGCCACCACCCTCGACCGCGACGAGGCCGACCCGTTGCTGTCGTTGGCCTACCGCGGCGAGGACGAGCTCGGCGTGCCGACCGGTGCGATCGACGCCATCCTCACGAGCTGGGCCCTGCTGCTGGAGCGTCATGGTCTCCACGAGCTGGCCGTCGAGCAGAAGGTGGTCGACGACCGCTGGCGTCTGGCCGGCACGCTCGACCGCATCGTGCAGTTGGAGTGGGACCTCCATTTCGGGGCCCACATCATCCCCGCCGGCACGGTCCTGATCCTCGACATCAAGACGGGCCGGCTGACGATGGAGCAGGGGCACCCGGCGTACTGGAACGCCTACTCGGTGCAGATCGCCAGCTACGCGCACTCGCTGCCCTACGTCATCGACGGGCTGGCCGAGGAACGCATGGAGTGGCCGTGGCACGTCGACCAGCGCCACGCCCTGATCGCCCACCTCGACATCGGCAACGCACTGAGCGAGGGCGTGGCCACCGCACAGCTCGTCCACGTCGATCTGACCGAGGGCCACAAGGCCGGGAACCTGTGCCGTCAGGCGCGGGACTGGCAGAGCTCGCGGTCGATCTTCGCTCTGCACAGTGCCGATCCGGTGGCGACCACGGTCAGCACCACCGACCGTCCGTTCTGACTCATTTACCTCACCTACCAAGGAGACAGCCATGCCCGGATTCTGGGACGACCCCGACATCAAGAAGGCCGCGGAGGGCGGCGACTGGGTCAAGTTCACCGACGTCGGTGACTCGGTGAGCGGCGTGATCCGCAACCTCCACAAGAAGGACTTTGAGGGCCGCACCGCCGTGGAGCTGGAGTTCGAGGACGACGTCAAGGTGACGTTCGGCCAGGTGCTCATGATGCGCGACCTCTACATCCTCCAACCGGTGCCCGGCGAGCAGCTCACCGTGACGCTGGCGCAGATCCAGAAGCGCGGGGCGAAGACGCTCAAGATGTTCCGCATCGAGCTCATCCGTCTCGACGGGGAGACCGAGAAGATCGACCAGACGACGTGAGCGACACCGGACGCCACGCCCGCTACTCGGGCGTGGTGTTCGGCGGCCCTACTGCCGTGCCGTACTCGGTGATGGACGGGGTGGGTGCCGTCGAGCTCGCCCGGGGTTCCGACATCGCGCTCGACATCGAGACCGCCGGGCTCGGCGTCCTGGCGTGGGACATCCACGCCGTGCAGATCGCCACCGAGACCGAGGCGCACGTGCTGCACCCGGTCATCAACCGGGCGGCGATCGAGCAGTGCATCGCAAGGGCCCGACGGCTGTTCGTCCACAACAGTCCGTTCGACGTGCCGATCCTGGTGGGGCTCGGCTACATGCAGCTCGACCACATCGCCAAGGTGTTCGACACGTTGGTGGCCGCCCGCATGGCGGCGCCGTCGGACCACGGCGGCCACGACCTGGCGCGGGCCTGTGCCTCCCACGTACCTGACCTCGACATCGGCCGGAAGTCATCGCTGGCCGAGCGGTTCCGTGCCGCCACCGGTGGATCCAAGGCCGACATGTTCCGCGACCTCGACATCAGCTCCGAGGCGTTCTGCATCTACGCCGCCCGTGACGCCGTGATGACCGCCCACCTCGCCGCGGCGCTGCCCGCCGCCATGCGCCGGCACACCCTCGACCATCCGTTCCCGAGCTCGGGCGATCCCGACTACCTCCTCGACCGCGAGCAGACGATCAACCGGATGATGCTCACCCGCACCTGCATCGGCATCGACATCGACTACGAGGTGATCGACGAGCTCACCTACGAGCTCGACCGCGTCATCGACGCCGCCGACCTCGTGCTCGGCGACTACGGGGTGGACACCTCGCTGACCCCACCGAAGGTGAAGGAGTCGGCGATGGACGTCCTCGCTGGGACCGGGGCCCTGCCGCCGACGTACCCGCGACTCAAGAACGGCCGACCGTCGGCCGACCGCCGGTTCCTGGAGATGCTTGATCATCCGCTGACCGTCGCGCTGCGCCAGCGCTCGCAGGCCAAGCGGTTCATCGCTGAGTACGGCGACAAGATCCTCCACCTCGCCGAGGCGCACGACGACCGCATCCACCCTCAGGTGTCCGTCGCCCAGGCAGTGACCGGCCGCATGTCAATGTCGACGCCGCCGTTGCAGCAGTACCCCGGGTCGGTGCGCCGGATGATGCGCTTCGACACGCCGGCCACGTCGATGGACTGGTCGTCGATCGAGCCGGTGCTCATCGGCAACCTCGCCGGCCAGACCGACTGGATCGAGCAGTTCGAGGCCGGCGGCGACCTGTACCTGCCGGTGGCCGAGGCCGCCGGGGTGAGTCGCAAGACGGCGAAGGTGATCCTGCTGGCCCAGCTCTACGGGCAGGGCGTCACGAGCCTCTCGTGGGCGCTGGGGATGGAGCCTGATGACACCAAGGCGCTCATCGCCAAGGTGATGGGCCCGCTCGACCGCGTAACGGCGGTGACCGCCACCATCCGCGGGATCGGCAACCGCTACGGCAAGGTGCAGACGCTCTCCGGGCGGATCTGCCCGATCGCTCACGACCCGACGTCGGAGAACCGCCGGCACCTCGGGTACAAGGGCATCAACTACGTGGTGCAGGGCGGCGCCTACGACCTGCTGGCCGAGGCGATCATGGAGATGCACCGCCAGGGGCTTGGCGACGCGCTGTACCTCGCGGTGCACGACGAGCTCGTGGTGGCCACCGAGGCCGCCCACGACGTCGAGCGGATCATGCGCACGGCGCCACCGGCGCTGGTCGAGGTGTCGGGCCGGGTCCCCCAGCTCCGTGTCGGCCGCTCCGACCTCGGCCACTACTGGACCGAGAAGGCGTCATGAGGCTGTGGTCGTTCGACCGGTGGACCGATGACACGCCGATCGTGAAGCACGCCCGCGCCGCCGTGCGCAACGGGTTCGCGGTGGTGTTCCTGCGCCCCGGCGGCAAGGAGCCGCTGTGTCCGCTCACCGCCCGTGAGCGCAAGAAGGCCGGACCCAAGCACGCCTGCGGGGTCGCCCATGCCAGCACCGTCGAGAGCTGGGTGGTGCGCAAGGCGAAGCTCATGGAGCAGGAGCACGGCCAGATCAACCTCGGCATCGCGGCGCATGCGTCCGGCGTGGTGGTGATCGACGCCGACACGCCCGAGCAGGTCGAGTCAGTGGCCGAGCTCATGCGCCAGCTCGGCGAGGACGCCGCCGTGCTGGCCGAACAGCCGACCGTGAAGACTCCCGGCTCGAAGCGTGACGGGGTGTGGGTCCACGAGCAGGGCACGCACTGGTACTTCAACCGGCCCGAGGGCCTGGTGCTCCCCGAGTACCCCGGCCAGATGGGGCTTCCTGGCGGCGCCGTGATGCGGTGGGGCAACAGCTACACCCTGGTGCCGCCGAGCGTGCGGGCCGAGGGGCAGTACATCAGCCTCGCCGAGTACATCGCCGACATCCCGCTGGGTCTGGTGGCGCTCATCCGCCAGCACGAGCAGGCGGCCATCGATCGGGTCGTCGACCTGCTGTCGCGGTTCCACGACGACGGCATCGTCGAGTGGTCGCTGCGCACTCCGTGGCACACCCTGCTGGAGCCAGACGGGTGGATGTTCACCGGCAAGCTCGACCGCCAGTGCGGCTGTCCAGTGTGGCGCCGGCCCGGCGATGACGCCTCGACTGATCGGTCAGCGATCGCCCACGAGGACGACTGCACCCGGCTGCCCAACTACGAGGGCCACGGCGCGCTGTACGTGTTCTCGGACAACCCGCCGGGGCTGCTCGCCGAGGCGGTGGCGAGCGGGCAACGGACGTTCACCAAGCTCCAGTACGTCGCCCTCACCCTCTACGACGGTGACGAGTCGGCGACCAAGGTGGGGCTCGGTCTGGAGCCTGACTACGGGGCGTGGACGGAGGATCCTGCCAACGTGACGTCGGGTTCGGACCCTAGGGCACAGAATTCGGTGTCCGATTGTCAAGAACCGTCCGGCCAACCCTCTGACCAGGGAGAACGGCCCGAGGAGGCAAACGGACAAGGGTCTGGCGGCGAGAACCGTTTGGCCGTTGGGGCAGAACGGTTGAGCGCCATCACGGGGTTCCCCCTGGTGCACTCCAAGCAGGTCATCGGCAAGGAGCTGGAGCGGCGCGAGGCCGGCAAGATTCTCGACGAGCTCGACCCCGACGGACGTGACGGCACGAGCTGGGTTCCGCTCCTGAGCCTCGCCAGCACGCTCGACACCGTGCACGAGCTCGTCGATGCCGACGACGGCGTGCTGGTCCGCGACGACGGCGAGACGCTGTTCCCGAAGGGCAAGCTGCACATCCTGTTCGGGCAGTCCGAAGCCGGCAAGAGCTGGCTGTGTCTGGAGATCTTGCGGCAGGTGTGCCAGCGCGGTGGGCGGGCGGCGTACATGGACCTGGAGGACAACGACAAGGCATTCGCCCGACGGTTGGCGATCGACATGCGGGTGACCGCCGCGGCGCAGTGGGCTCGCGAGGGACGACTCCTGTACTCCCGCCCCGAGGAGGCGCCGACGATGGCCACGGCGGAGATGCTCATGGCCCGCAACCTCGACGTGATCGTGGTCGACGCCATGTCCGAGATCATGGCCACGGTCCGCGACGGGACGGCGGCGCCCGGCGTGGTGACCCGTCGGATCATGCGGATCTTCCGGGCGCTCGCCGAGACCGGGCCGTCGGTCATCGTCATCGCCCACGCCAGCGAGAAGGTCACCTCACCGGAGACGGCGATGGGACCGAGCGAGCTCAAGCAGTCGATCACCGGCCAGGAGGTGCTCGTCTACAACGAGCAGCCGCTCGGACCGGGGATGAACGGCACCTCTGCGATCTACGTCACCAAGGACCGCACAGGTGCATCCGCCGATGGCATCTCGGTGGCCCGCCACGGGTCTCGCGCCTACCGCCGGCTGTGGGGTCGTTTCTCGATGGTGCAGGTGACGGGGATGACGCCCGAGCTCGTCGAGTACACCCGCACCGCGCTCACAGTGGTCGGCGCTGAGCAGCCCGAGGAGAAGGACGACGACGACGGTCCCTCGAAGCTGGAGCTGGCCATGGCGGCGGTGCTCACGTGGTTCGAGGAGAACAAGGGCGTTGCCTCGGTCGCCCGTGTCATCGACGACCTGAGCGACGAGCTGCACATCGCCGACCGCACGGCACGCCGGGCCATCGACAGGTTGATCGATGCCGGCGACATCCACGTGTCCGGAGAGATCACGCCGCCGACCGGCGGCCGTCCATCACCCGTCATCAAGCTCGGCCCCGCGCCAGAGGAGGAGACATGAGCACACACGACAAGGGATCCCGGTGGCGTCACAAGGTCGAGGAGTGGTTCGAGTCCGCCGGGTTCGCCACCACGGTGCGCGGCATCGGCTACTCGGGTGACGACGTCTACGCCGCGAGGGCGGACCGAGCTGGCTTCCTGCTGCGGCTGTCGGTCGAGTGCAAGAACCACAAGGCGATCACGCTGTCCAAGTTCGTCGACCAGGCGGTGGAGCAGGCGCACGACTACGAGGAGCTGACCCTGCCGGTGTGCGTGGTGCACCGCCCTGGCCGGGCCAACGTCGATGACGGGTACGTGGTCATGCCGGGCTGGGCGTTCATTGAGCTGGTGACGAGGTGATTGGCCGTGCCTAGCCGTCATCGTCGTCGTGGTCTCGACCCGTGGACGCGGATCGTGCTTGCCATCGACACGTCCCGGCGTGTCGGGTGGGCCCGGTACTACTCGGAGGCGGAGCGCAACAGCCACCTCCAGACGTTGTGCGAGGCGTACCGCGACCGCATCGACGTGTTGGTCCCTGAGTTCCTCGGGCTCGTCGAGGCGGTGCTTCACGAGCGCAACCTCGAAGCATTCGCCAAGGCGTACCGAGTGCAGACGTTGATCGAGCAGTTCGAGCACGAGCATCAAGGAGCGTCACGATGACCACCTACCGCCGCTGCTACATCGCGCCCGGCGCGGCTGGCTGCTCGATGTGCAGCCACGGCATCGACTCGCACCTCTATCCCAGCGGAGTGTGCACCGAGTGCCTGGCCGCCGAGCTCGACCGGTTGTCGCTGTCCGAGGAGGTGCAGGACCGCATCGATCAGCTCGCTCACGCGCTCGTGTTCGTGGTGCAGCGACTCGAACGGATCGAGCATCACGTTGCCATCCGTGGCACCGACGCGTCGTGGCTGTCCGAACGGCCGGTGCCGTGAGGGCCGACGGCCGGCGTGAGCGCATGACGTTCGTGCGTGATGGCCACGGCCGCTTCACCACCACCCTGCCGACCGACGAGCGCTGTCCGCTCGGGCTCGGCAACCGCACTGGCTACCACCGCGGCTGTCACTGCTCGCTGTGCACGGCCGCCAACACCACCTACATGTCCAACCACCGGAAGGAGATCAGACCATGAACGAGCTCGACGAGGACATCCCGGCCAACCGGATCCTCGACCAGTGGATGGGTGAGCTGCCCGACCGGCGCGGCCAGGTGCTCATGGTGCAGTACGGGGACGGGACGATGACGATGGCGTGGCGCCCGTATCACTACGCCACGTGGGGCCCGTACACAGAGATGAGGCAGACGTGAGGCGGCGGTGGCTGGCTCCGCTCGTGGTGCTCGTGGGCTGCACGCCGCAGCAGGTCCAGGACTGGGTGGCGTGGCACGACCAGTCACCCGTCGAGGCCGAGGCGTTCGCCAACCTGCCGGCGATCCAGGACGCGCTGCACCCGGCGCCGGCCGTGGCGATGCACGGCCACAAGTGGGCGGCGATCGCCTACTGCGAGAGCGGGGGGCGCTGGGACTACCCGCCGGTGAGCAATCGGACAGGCACCTACTCGGGTGGCCTAATGATTTGGCAGAAAGCCTGGCTGACCTACGGCGGGCAGGAGTTCGCTGACTGGGCGTACCAGGCGACCGAGGCCGAGCAGATCGTCGTGGCCGAGCGGATCCTCGCCGACCAGGGCTGGGGCGCTTGGGACTGCGCTTGATTCACCAGTCGAGTCGGTCGCTGTGCAACACTGCGCTACATGGCAGTACACAAACCAGGGAGGAGGCGCTTGATGGCTGTTCCGAACCGCCCGTCGGACCCGTCGATCGACCGCGCATTGCAGTACGCAGAGTGCAGAGCCGAAGGACACCAGTGGCGACATCGCAAAGGGTTCCTTGGGAGTGACGATGCCCGGCGGCCGTTCGGCCTGTCAACTGGCGTTGTCACAAAGCTGTCCGTTTGCTCTGACTGCAAGATGGAGCGGTTGCGCTTTCTCACGAGGTCCGGTCAGGTCTACATGCCGCCGCGCTACCTGCGACCAGAGGGGTACAGCTTGACTGGCGACTCCCGTCTGTCGAACGTGCAGTGGCGTCGGAGCTGGCTCGAACGTGAGCTCGGCGCCGAGCTCGACATGGTGGAGTCGGCATGAGCACGGTGATGCAGCTCCTCGACGATCTCGACGGCACGCCGGCTGGCGAGACGATGCTGTTCAGCATCGATGGCATTGATTACGAGATCGATCTGAGCGATGTCAACGCGGCGCAGGTGCGTGAGCAGTTCGGCCGGCTGACGGCGGCTGGCCGGCGCATCGGCACGGTCAAGCATCCTCGTGGCCAGGCGGTGAAGCGTCATGCTCCGAAGCCGCCGGTGCCAGCGCCGGTCAACGGCAAATCCGGCCCAGCGCGCCGGGATGAGCTGTTGAAGATTCGTGAGTGGGCCGCCGCGCAGGGCATTGCAGTGCCCGATCGTGGCCGCATGCCTGGCCACATCATCGAGGCGTACAACGAGGCCAACGGGGACACGGTCAGCGGGAACTAGCTCGCCCTCCGGATGATGTTCCCGGAGACGCGAAAGCGCCCGACCCCTTCACCTCTCCCACCGGTAGAAGGGGCCGGGCGCTACCGCGCTCGGTGTGATGGGTCTGGACTAGTCGTCGTGGTGGTGCGTGGCGAGGTCCAGCTTGATGCCGGCGATGTCCTGGCGGATCAGGTGCAGCTCGGCAGTGATCTCGTCGAAGCCGGCGCGGATCACGCTGAGGTAGCGGTCCTCGATGCTGTCCAGGTGGGCGAGGAAGGCGGCGTCTCTGCGGTTCATGCTGGCTCCAGTGTAAGTGTCGTGTCGTGTCGTGCTGTGGCGCGGACGTGCAGGCGTTGCAGCTCGGGCCCGTGCCACTCGGTGCCGTTGCGCTTGCGCATCCCCCGTGTGTTGAGGTCAGCGGCGAGGCGGCGCCAGCTCATGCCGGCGCGACGCTGTGCCTCGACGTGGGCGAGCGTGGCCTGCTCGTCCGGGTCGGTCCACCCGTAGGGCACGGGCCCGCCGGCCCAGCCTTCACGCACGAGGCGCATGCGCCGGCCGCGTACGAGGCGCAGGCGGATCATTGCCCGCTCGTAGGCGGCGACGGCGCCGAGCACCTGGCGGATGAGTGTCCGCGCTGGGTCCTCGGGGCTGTCGGGTCGGCAGTAGGTGCGCTCGGTCTCGCTGCATGAGGTGACGGTGGCGCCGGTCTTCCAGGCGTCGGCGAGCACCTGTTCTTGGACCATCAGGTCGCGGGCCAGGCGGTCGAGGCGCGGCACGATCAGCGTCGTACCGGGGTTGGCGCACAGGTCGTCGAGGGCGGCGGCCAGGGCGCGGCGGACGTCGAGGCCTTCGCTGCCGGAGATGCCTTCGTCGACGAACACGTCGGCGAGGGTGAGGCCCAGCTCGGCGGCCAGCTCGACGATGGCGTCGCGCTGCACGTCGAGGCCGAGGCCGTCGAGCTGTGCCTCGGTGCTGACGCGCAGGTATCCGATGGCGCGGGGTGTGATGGGCGCGGTCATGGCTGGTTGTCCTGGCGCTGTTGGTCGACGACGCACGCCCGCGAGTTGTAGTCAACGGCGCACGGGTCGGGGTGTGGCGTGGCCATGCGGCCGCCGATCCACAGCAGGGCGATGATCGCGACGATCACGCCAACGATCTGCCAGAACCGTCGGGCCCAGAGCTGTTCGGGGCTCATGACTCGTCTGCTTCCTCGACGACGTTCTCCAGCTCGGCCAGGGCGTTGTCCAGGGCCAGCTCCAGGTCGTCCGGTGTGCCTGGTCCCTCGGTGAGCAGCCGGCGCCAGAGGGTGACGACGGTGCGGGCGGCGGTGAGTAGTTGGTCCTGCTCGACGTCGGGCAGGTTGAGGGTGTCGGCCTGTTGCTGTGCCTTGTACTGGGCGCGGTGGCGGCCGACGACGGTGCCGCCGTAGACGACGTACCAGAGGTAGGCGCCGCGCTGCTCGATGTGAGCGGTGTTGGGACTCGGTGTGATGGACATGGGTGCTCTCCTAGTGTGATGCGTAGCGGCGTGGCATGGCGTCTCCTGCCACACGCCGCAGGGCCGGCGCAGACGTGCGGTCTGCGCCGGCCCGTTGGGGTTGGTCAGTAGTCGACGCGGGCGCACTGCCCGGGGGCGTCGTAGGTGCCGCCGAGGTCGTCGCACGTGGTGCGATCGATGCCGGCGACGTCGAGGCGCTGCGGCGGGCGGACGTCGCACCCGACGGGCTCGTCCCCGGTGACGATGACGTACGAGCCGGCGCACGGTGCCAGCTCGGCGCGGTGGTGCGGCGCCGGCACGCCGAGGGCGGCGAGCGCCAGGGCGAGGGCGGCGATCATCGGATCACCTCGTCGTGGTAGTAGCGGGTGACGGGCTGTTTGCGCACGGCGCCGGTGTCGGTAAACCCCGTGACGTCGACCAGCTCGGCGACGTAGTAGCTCACCGCCTGGGCGCGGGATGCCTGGCCGTTCATCTGCGCCCAGTCGCGGACGTCCGCGGGGACGGTGCGCCATGTGGCGGCGTCCTCGATGGGTGGCGGTCCGAGGATGGTGATGTCGAAACTGGTGTCCTCTCCGTCCTCCTCGTCGGTGCGGGCGTAGACAAGCGTCCACGTGGTGGCCATGGTCATGGTTCGGATCTCCTGGGGTGTGGGGTGGATGGGTTGACGTGGTCCGCTCATCGGAAGCTCACGGTTTCGCCGAGCGCACGGCGGGCGTCGTCGATGGCGCGGACGGCTTCGCTGATGTGGCGGCTGACGTTGGCGCGGTGCTTCGCGGCGTCGGTCTCGGCCGCGAGGATCTGCCACAGCTCGGGCGTCATCACCTGGTCAACCTCGGCAAGCACGGCGGCGGCGATGAGGTGGCGTGCGCCGTCGGGCATCGCCGAGCCGGTGAGGGTGCGCCAGTAGGCGTGCACGTGCTCGTCATCGCTGACGTACGGGTGCACGCTCCATCGCACCTCGACGGAGCCGCTGGTGCGCTTGTCGCCACGGTGAACGACCGCGTACACGGTGACGGTGACGCCGCGCAGCTCGTGCGTGCGGGAGTCGTGCTCGGTCTCGACGTACAGCACGGCGGTGCCGTTGGCGTACTCGTCGCGGGCGACGACGGTGCCGCGGGGCAGCTCGTAGCGGACGCTGAGGGCGTCGGCGATGCGCTGGCGTACGTGCCCGGCGGTCTCGGTCAACTCGACGGCCTGGAGCTGCTCGGCGATGGCCGCGAGCTGCTCGGTGGTGGATGGGTTGGACATTGCGTCTCCTTGGTGCTCCCGCGTGCGGCGGGCATGGCTGGCTGCCATGCGAGACACGGCCGGCGTGCGCCGGTCGTGCTCGGTAGGGGCCAGCTAGCTGACGTCAAGCTCGGGGTGACCGGGGAAGGTCAACCGCGTCACGCCCGCGTGTCGGCCGAGCGTGTTGATCAGCTCGCCAAGCGCGTACTCCTCCTCGTCGCTGTCGGTGGGCAGGACCACGCTGAGCGTGTAGTACCGCTCGTCGTCGTCGTCGTAGGCGTAGGCGGTGACGGGCTCGGTGCACTCGGTGGCGTCACCGATGGTCCACGCCGCGCCGATCTCGTCAACGTTGCCGGGCTGCTGCTCCTCGTTGTAGAGGTGATCGAACGTGACGGTTGCGCTCGGGTGTCGGGTGGTGGTCATCACTGCGGCACGGTCTCGCACAGTCCGTCGAGGTCGTCCAGGGCTCGGACGTCCTCGGCGCGGTCTAGGACCACCTGGAGCAAGTCGAGGGCGTCGGCCTTGGCGTCGGCCTTCTCCTCGCGGTCGGTGGTCTCGGTGTAGGTCTCAACGGACTGGCGTGCGTCGTCGATCGCGTCGGCCAGCTCGGTGAGCGCGTCGGCCCACGTGCGTACCTCGTCGCTGTCGAGTAGCTCGACGAGGGCGCCGCCGATGCGCTCAGCGTCGGTCGCTGTCTCGAGTTTCTGCCATCTGGTCTTGGTCATGAGTAGGGCTCCTGGTTCATGTCGAGGGAGAGGGCGAGGCCGTGGGGGCATCGCTCGGTGGCGTGCAGGGTTGAGGCGCAGACGTCGCACGCGTGGGCGTCGGCCTGGTGGTCATCGTCGTTGGGCATCGCGTTGAACAGGTCACCCTGTGCGGCGCGGTTGTGGGTGCGGGCTTCCCGCCGTTCCCTGGGGGTGGGAACGGCGGCGAAGTCGGCCAGTAGGCGGGGCTGGATCATGCTCGGGTCTCGTCGATGAAGTCGGCGACGTCGGCGATTGCCTCGGCCCATGTGGCGTAGTTCCAGCACGTTGAGGTCACGGCGACCAGGCCGTTGACGATGGCGTAACCGTCCATCTGCCACGGGGTGGCGGGCTCGTCGTCGTCTCCGTCGTCGGCTAGCTCGGGCACGTAGTAGATCCGCACGCGGTCGAGGCTGGCGCGCAGGGACTCGACGTAGTCAGGGTGGAAGGGGCGTTCCCCCATCCCGATCACTGGCCCACCCATCGGCGCAGGGCGTACATCGCGCCGGCGCAGTAGGTAGCCCAGCCGGCACAGGCGAGGGCGACGCTCATGAGCAACACCCACAGCACGGGGCGTCTTCGCAGCGTCCGTAGCGCTGTTTCCACGTGCGCTCGGCCGGCGTGGCGTCGGCGTCGTGGTGGTCGGCGCACTGCCCGGCGTGGTAGGTGAGGCCGCGGCCGGCCCACACGATCTCCGTTCCTCGGGCGATGGCTGCGCCACAGGTGGTGCAGGTGCCGCGGTAGCGGGCGGTCATGGTGCGGGGGCTCATCGCACAACCTCACCGGTGACGGTGTCGAGGACGAGGCGGACGCTGCGGCCATGGGCGGCGCTGCGGGCACGGCCGGCGTCGTCGGTGCGGTACTCGATCACCCAGCGGTCGGCGCGCCATGACAGGACGATGTACCGGCGCTCTGAGCTGATCCGAACCCGTGTGGCGGTGTCGGCTCCGGGGACGAGCTGCCCCGGGATGGTGAACGTTCCTCGCATAGTGCGTCTCCTGACGTGCCCGGCGTGCGGCCGGTTGTCCTCCGGGTTGGTGGACTGAGCCGTCACCTTAGGTCATGGTGGTACACAATGCAACATGAGGCGACGATATGTCTCCTGACCTGGTACTAGGTACAGGTCGCGCCCTGTTACTGTCCTAGGACCATGGCCGCGGACGCGACGAGGGCTGACGACCAGGACGACGTCATTGACACGCCCGGCGGCGGCAAGCTGCACCCCTTCCGGAAGGGTGATCCGAGGGCGGCGGAGTACGGGCGGAAGGGCGGCGAAGCTCGACGAGCACGGGCGGCGGCGCAGGCAAGCTCGGCGCGAGCGGTGGCCCTGGTGCTCGATGAGGTGAGGGGCACGTTCAGCCGAGAGACGTTGGGGCCTGACGCTGCTGCTGCTGCTGGTTGGGTCGTGGCCCAGGTCGTGGCCGGCAAGGTGCCGATGCGCAACGCTGATGAGGCGGCGACGTTGCTGCGTGCGCTGGTCGACGTGGCACGTCTGGAGGGCGGAGAGTCAACGGACATGCGGGTCGTAGCCCACATCGGTGCAGATGCAACGGCTGCGGTGCTGGCACTGCGCGACCAGGCACGACGAGCGATCGGCATGGCCGGCGTGGTGGACGTGTCCGCCGCGGCTACAGCCGTGGTTGACACCGATGCCGAGGAGTAGGGCAGCACAGTGCACCACGTGGGTGGTGGGGCACTAGTAGGACCAGGGGCACGGGTGCGGAGTTCACCACCGAGCACGGGGGGCCGACCCCCGGACCCCCGGTAGGCCCGCCCCCCAAGTCCAAATAGATACTGTCCGCCCCTAGAACCCACCGCCCTCCAGGTCACCACGCCAGCCCACGGCAGCGCCAAGTGCTCGCTTCTGTACTGGAGTGGTCTGTTCTGTCACACTGTGCAGCCAGTGACCTCCTCGACGCTGACGGCGCTCGGTTCGATGACCGATGAGGAGCTGTTGGCGTTGCCGTTGGCGGTCCAGGCCCAGCTTGCGGAGACGGCACGGGTCCACCTGCTGCTGGAGAGCCCGGCGGCGTTCGCGACGGGGTTGAGCCATGAGCTGTGGCAGCCGTACCGCCATCTGGAGGCGACGAGTCAGGCCATCGTCGGCATGGTCGAGCACGACGACTGTGACCTGTTGATCATCGACCAGCCCGTCCGCCATGGGAAGACGGAGCTGTGCTCCCGGTGGACGCCGGCCTGGTACCTGGCGAAGCATCCGGAGCGCCGGGTCATGTTGGCGAGCTATGAGGCCGACTTCGCGGCGACCCATGGACGCCGGGTGCGCGAGATCCTCATCGAGCACGGCCGCAGCTTCGGGGTGGCGATCGATCCGGCGAGCAGGGCGGCCAACCGTTGGGAGCTCCAAGGCAGCGGCGGCGGCGGGATGGGCACGGCCGGGGCCGGGGGTGCCATCACCGGCAAGGGCGGGCATCTGATGATCGTCGATGACCCGATCAAGAACGTCGAGGAGGCGCACTCGGTGGTGATGCGTGACCACCTGTGGGAGTGGTGGCAGTCGGTGTTCCTGACCCGTCGCGAGCCGCAGGGCAAGGTGCTGTTGATCATGTCCCGCTGGCATGAGGACGATCTGGTGGCCCGGTTGCTGCGCACGCCGACCGGGATGCGGATCAAGCGTCTGCGGATGCCGGCGATCGCCGAGGACGACGACATGCTCGGGCGGCGGCCGGGTGATGCGCTGTGTCCGGAGCGCTACGACGAGGATGCGTTGGATCGGATCCGGGTCGATGTCGGGCCCAGTGCGTGGGCCAGCCTGTACCAGCAGCGCCCGATCTCGGTCGGTGGCGGCATGTTCCGCCGGGACCGCTTCCAGTCGTGGACGGTGGCCCGCGAGACCGAGGAGACCAAGCTCTACCGGCTCGGTGAGACAGTCGTTGATGATGCAACGGTGTGGCGGTTCGCGACGATGGATCCGGCGTTCGTGCGGTCCAAGAAGTCCGACTACACGGCGATCGCGGTGTGGGGTGTGGCGCCGATGCAGCCCGACTCGTTGATGCTGCTGGACCTGCAACGGCGCCGGATCGATCACGCCGGGCATGCCGAGCTGATCCGGGAGGTGTGGGAGCGGTGGCATCCGGCGTGGGTGGGGATCGAGAAGCAGATGGCGACGTTGAGCCTGTTCGACGAGGTGCAACGCCAAGGCGTCGTCGTGCGGTGGTTGAAGCCGGACAAGAACAAGATCGCCCGGGCGGAGACGGCCGTCGCCATCATCGACGCCGGACGGGTGTACCTGCCGGCCCATGCGTCGTGGCTCGCGGATTTCCTCGACGAGGTGGTCAGCTTCCCGGTGGCGGCGCATGACGATCAGGTCGACGTCCTGTCGTACGCCTGTGCCGAGCTCGCCCGTCGCACGGTGCGGCCGATCCACATCCGCCATGAGCCTGAGACCCATGCCGAGAAGGCGTGGGCGCAGTTGGAGAAGCGTGCGAAGCGAAACCATTTGCACCCGGTGTTGGGGAGGTTCTGATGGCCACGGCCAATGAGACGCTGATCAATGGTGGGCCGGGGTTCTGCGACAACATGCTCAACGCGGTGCTCGACGTGAACCTGGTGTCGCATCGGGCGATCTGGGTCGGCGGCGCCGGGGATCTGGCGGTGCTCGACAAGTACGGGCACACGGTCACCATTGCCGGTGTTGCCGCCGGGACGTTGCTGCCGATGTCGGTGTTGCAGATCAAGACGTTGAACACAACGGCGACGAAGATCGTGCTGTGGGTCTGACCGCCCACCTCGGCTACTACGCCCGGACCTACGGGGTGGTCAAGCCCGGCGGTGTCACGGTGACGCCGCCGACGTTGACGTTGATGAATCCGACGTCGGCGAAGGTCGGTGGCCCGCAGACGTTCGCCTTGAGCGGGACCCGCTTCGCCGCCGGGATGCTGGCCCGCTTCTGGGACGGCGCCGGGACGTTCCGTGGGACGTCCCCGTGCGTGGTGTCGAGCGCCACGGCGGCGACGACGGCGCCGAACCTGACCGGGTGGACGGTCGGCACCGGTGGGGTCGACGTCTACATCAACGGCAACCCGAGCCCGCAGCAATTGCAGTTCGCGATCACCCCGTGAGGAGGGGCCATGACCGAGACCGATGAGACCGAGTCCAACGAAGAGTTGCTTCCCGAGGAAGACGCCGCCAGCGGCGCGGCCGTCGAGGAAGTGGTCGAGCCCGAGGACAACACCGAGGCGATTCTGCGCTCGTGGGGTCTGAGCGGTGAGCCGATCCATTGGGCGCCGGTCAACTACCAGCCGACGATCGCCGCCATCCGGGCCTGCAACACGGGCTTCGGCAACTTCGATGCGGTGCAGGGGATGCTCGACGCCGGGTTCCCGGACATGGGCTACGAGGCCACCGCGGTGGCGCTGGCCCATCCGCCGAGCGCCGACTTCGTCATCGCCTCCGGGGACATCGATCCCGACGTCGATCCCAACGTCGAGCGGTACCTGGAGATCATCCGGGTCGACCTGGCCGACGACGAGGATCTCGACCTGCCCAACGAGCTGGTGTCGTGGGACTTCGGTGACGGCACCGCCCCCGAGCGCGACGCCTACGGGTACGAGCACGGCTACCTGGCGCCGGGCAACTACACGGTGCGCTGCACGATGCCGGTGGCCGGTGTCATCTACACGACGGCGCAGACCCACACGGTCGGCAAGCCCGAGGAGCCGGTCGATCTGGCGGCGCTCAACCCCGGCGTGCTGGGCCGTGACGCCACGGTGTTCGAGTCCGAGACCGACGACCTGCCCAACGACAACGCCCCGCCGACCGATGACGCCCCGACCGACCCCGAGGTGCCCGACACCTACGACGTCGACACGGCGCCGCTCGACGCCCGTGTGACCGACTTCGATCCCGGCGACCACACGGTGGCCGAGGTGAAGGAGTACCTGGCGCAGAACCCGGAACAGATGGACCGGGTGCTGTCCGAGGAGCAGACCGGCAAGCAGCGCGCAGGGATCCTCGATCTCTGATGCAGCTCCGCGACGCCTACCCGCAGGACTCCGTTCGCGGGGCCTGCTTCATCACCGGTGACTACGACCCGTCGGGCGGGGTGATCGACCTCGACATCTTCGTCGACTCCATGCAGCCGTGGGGCCGGCTGTGCATCTCACCGAAGGCGGTGCGGATGCTCGTGACGACGCTCGGGCTGGAGTGGCCGACCGACGACTTCACCGAGCAGCTCGATGACATGGTCGACAAGTACGAGGCGGTGCGGGACGAGAATCGTCGGTTGCGCGAGGCGTTGGCCCACGTGATCCGGGCCGGCGAGCTCGCCAAGCTCGGCACGTGGGCCGATGAGCTGGTGGCGTCATGACCGCCGCCGTCATCGCCCTGGCCGCCGTCGTCGCGCTGTTGGCCGCGGTGCTCGTCCTGGCGCTGGTCGACCACGCCACCGAGCGCAAGGAGTGGGCGTCCGAGCGTCGCATGCTCGTTGACCGGATCATCGCCCAACACACCGGTGAGGTGATCGCCCTGGACCGCAGTCAGCGGCCGGCGCGTGAGAACCCGGAACGACCCCAAGCCGTCGGGCTGGGCTGAGGAGGATCCATGTCACTGATCGCCGACATCGCATCGGGCAACACCGGCTTCGCCGACATCATGTTCCTCGTCGCCCTGATCCTGTTCCTGCTGGCCGGGGCGCTGGCCTTCCAGGTCAAGACGTTCTACGCCACGCTGATCGCCGTCGGGCTCGCCGCCGTGAGCCTCGGGTGGCTCGTGTTGTGATGCTCGCCGACAAGCTCACGTACCACTCGCCGGCTGACGTCGCTCACGAGCTGACGATGCAGCACATCGCGGTCTCCGGCTGCATGCAGTGCGGGGATGGCGGAGAGCTGTGTCTGTGGCACGACGGCTACCGCGAGGGCATGACCGTCCTGCTCATCAAGGCGTCGGTGAATCGATGACCGACCTCTACACGTCCCCGCCGCGCAAGGAGGACGACCCGATCACGCCGTCGTCGATCCGTGAGCGCTGGGACCGCTCCCTGCGCTCGACGCGGATGGAGCGCGAGCAGGCCGCCGTCAACCAGATGTTCCTGCGCAACAAGCATTGGATCTACTGGAACCGCTCCAGTGGCCGGCTGGAGGAGCTGCCGCGGGAACCGTCACGAGTCCGGGCCACGGTCCCTCGCGTCGGTCCGGACTCACGACGGATCATCGCCAAGCTGATGCGCCGTTCGCTGACCTTCGACGTGCCGCCGACGTCGCCCGACGACGCTGCCATCCGCGGCTCGCGCATCGCCGAGGCCGCACTGTCGGAGGCCCAGCGCAAGCAGTCGTGGGAGACGCTGCGCCACGAGCACGCCAACGTCGCATGGTCCGACGGCATCGCCGGTCTGTGCGTCGAGTGGGACTGGCGCATCGGCACCCCGATCGGGATGGACGAGATGGGCCGCGTGCACGGCACCGGCGACGTCAAGCTCGACGTCGTCTCGATCCACGAGATCGCCTGCGAACCGGGGACCCGTGACCTGGAGAAGGCGCTGTGGTGGATCCGTGGCGTGGCCCTGCCACCGCCCGAGGTCAAGCGGATGTTCGGGATGGAGCGGGAGCCGCCGGCCGACGCCAAGGCGATCGACACGATCTGGCGGGTCACCGACGGCGAGCAGCTCACCAACGTCCCGCTGACCATGGTGTTGACCTACTTCCAGCGCCCCGAGGGCGCCGAGCCCGGACTGGTGATGGCCGTCGTGGACGGCAAGGTCGTCGATGGCGGCGAGTGGCCGTTCCCGTTCAACGATCACCTCAACATCGCGGTGGCTCGCGTCGAGCCGATCCACGGGCGCTGGTTCGGGCATACCCCCGTGTCCGACGCAGTGCCCGTGCAGGCGATGCTCAACGCGTCGTGGAGCTCGATCGTCGAGCACATGAAGCTGGCCGGCAACGCCCGCTGTTGGGTGCCGATGGGATCCGTCGATGACGTCGAGGATCTCTCCGACACGCCGGGCGAGTACGTCGAGTACAACCCGATCAACGGTCTCAAGCCCGGGTGGGAAGCGCCGCCGGTGATGCCGGACTGGTGGATCCGCCAGCCCGAGATGCTCGGCACGGCGATGGACGACATCCTCGGCGTGCACGACGTGAGCCGCGGCACCGCGCCGGCCGGCATCGAGTCGGGCATCGCCCTGTCGATCCTGTCCGAGTCCGACGACACCCCCGTCGGTGCGCTGGCCAAGTCGCTCGGCGACGCGTGGGGCCGGGCCACCTCGATGGTGCTGGAGCTGTGGGAGCGCAACGTCCAAGACACCCGCCAGGCGATGATCTACAGCGGCACCGTGCCCGAGGCCATCCGCTGGTCCGGCCAGGACCTCGTGGGTCAGACCACCGTGGTGGTGCCGACCGACTCGGTGATGCCGCGCTCTCGCGCCGCGCAGGCCGCCTACGCCATGCAACTGTTCGACCGCGGCATCATCAAGACGCCCGTCGAGCTCGCCAAGGTCGCTGACCTCCCCGACCAGGACGACCTGCTGGCCGGCATCGATCCCGACACGGCCCGAGCGCAGCGCGAGAACTACTGGCTGGCCATCGGCACGGCGCGCACCGTTGACACGATCGACGACCACCAGAACCACCTCAAGCTGCACCGCGACTTCATGCGCTCGGAGCGCTACGAGATGCTCGACCGCGAGGTTCAGCAGCTCATCCGGGATCACTGCCAGGCCCACGAGATCTACGCCGCCGAGCAGGCCGCTCAGCAGATCCAGGCGATGGGCGCCTCGCCGCTCGCCGCGATGCTGCCGACCGAGCAGACCAAGCCGTTGCCGACCGACGACCTCAAGTCGGTCCAGGGCATGAGTCAGATGGCCCCGCAGTCGGCGATGTCACCGGCCGGCGCCGCCACGCCGGGCCAGGCGATGGGCCAGCCCGGTGGGCTGCCACCGGAGATCGAGGGCGAGATCAACCGCATCGGATCGGCACCGCCGGGCATCAACCCGCCAGCCGCAGGAGCACCCGGCGGTGCCGAACCTGCTGCACCACCGGCCGTCGGCGGAGATGAGCAGGGCGGCCAGCTACTTGGAGGATCAACACCATCATGAGTGACGCGCCAGGAACAGAAGGACTGACCACGTCGAACCTGCCCGACGTCGCTGCGAACAGCATCGGCTCGGGTAACTTCAACCAGTCGCAGCCGTCCGCTGCGACCCCGCCGGCTCCCGCCCAGCCGGCGGCGGTCGACCCGCTCGGTGAACTGCCCGCTGACCGAGCGGTGTTCGACCGCGGCTACGTCGACTCGGTGCGCCGCGAGGCCCAGCGCTACCGCGACGAGGCACGCACGGCGAGCGCCCAGGCGCAGACCTACACCGAGGTGTTCGGGCAGTACGACGATGCCGACCGCGGGGTCTGGCTCGACCTGGCCCGCACGTGGCAGACCGATCCGGCCAAGGCCGCTGGGATCATGCAACAGATCGCCGAGAACGTCCTCGGTGAGGCCGGCGCCGGGACCGGTTCTGCTGGCGCGTCCGGTCCCGGCGATCCGTCCACCGACGATCTCCTTGACCGCGCCGGTGGTGACCAGCTCACCCCGGAGAAGATCCAGGAGCTCATCGACGCTCAGTTCACCGCCCGCGAGGCGAAGCAGGCTGAGGCCAAGTTGATCGACGACATCTACGGCGAGATCCGCACCGCCGGCTTCGACCCCGAGTCGGCCGAAGGATTCTCGGTGCTCTACAACGCCAACCACTTCACCAACGGGAACATCCCCGAGGCGATCAAGATGACCAACGCCTACAAGCAGCAGATCATCGACGAGTACGTCCAGGGTCGCAGCTCCGGGCGCGTGGCTATGCCGACATCCGGTAACGGGGTCCAGGCCACGCAGACCGGCGAACCGATCACAAATCTGGAGGACGCCAAGCGGGCAACCGACGCGTTCCTCCGGGAGCGGCGCAACGCGAGTTAGCCGATCCCACCGGGGCGGAGCCTGACGCTCGCCCGGACTCCCGAAGGGTGCGGAGCCTGATGCTCGGCCCGAGCACACCGTGCGGAGCCAGATGCTCGGCGGTTCCCCAAGAACCACCACCCGCGAAGGAGTTGAAGTGGCCGCAGATCCACTTACCCGTTCCACCGCGGATTCCGTGCTCAAGGAGTTCTACCTCCCCGGGATCCGCTCAATCCTCAACAACGAGTTGTTCCTGCTTTCCCAGGTCGAGTCCAACAGTGAGGACATCGAGGGCCGGCGTGCCGTGCTCTCGATCAACACCGGACGCAACCAGGGCATCGGCGCCCGCGCCGAGATGGGTGTCCTGCCGGACGCCGGTCACCAGGGCTACAACGAGGAGCGCATCACCCTCAAGTACAACTACGGACGCATCCAGCTCTCGGGTCCTGTGATCCGATCGATGGGCAGCGACCGCGGTTCGTTCACCCGGGCCATCCAGTCTGAGACGCAGGGCGTGACCCGCGACCTGCGCAACGACGTCAACCGTCAGTTGTTCGGCAACGGTGCCGGCGCCATCGCCACGCTTGCCGCGGCCGGCGCCAGCAACACGGCAACGCTGACGACGCCGACCTCGACGCAGATGCGCCAGTTGCAGGTCGGCATGTACGTCGACATCGGCACTGCCGCCAACCCGACGAGCTCGGCCGCCAACCGCCAGATCACCTCGGTCAACGTCGCCGCGGGCACGTTCGTGTTCAACGGCGCCGCCGCGGCGGTCACCGCCGGTGACTTCGTGACCCGCACAGGGTCCGGCGGCATCGGCGCGGCACAGAAGGAGATCACCGGACTCCAGGCCCAGATCGCCGCCACCGGCGCGCTGTGGAACATCGACCCGGCGGTCACCCCGAACTGGGTCAGCTACGTCGATGACCCCGGCGGCGCCACCCGGCCGGTCACCGAAAACATGTTCATGAAGGCCGCCCAGGAGGTGAACATCAACAGCTCCGAGGAGATCAACCTGTGGGTGACCACCGCCGGAGTGACCCGCTCGTACGGCGCGCTGCTGACCAGCCTCAAGCGGTTCAACGATCCGCTCAAGCTGCACGGCGGCTACACGGGTCTCGACATGAGCAACATCAACCAGGGCAACACCGGGAGCAATTCGGTGGCCATGGTGTTCGACAAGGACTGCCAGGCCAACACGGCGTGGGGCATCACGACCCGCCGCTTCCAGTGGTACAAGATGTCCGACTGGGAGTTCATGGAGGAGGACGGCGCGGTGCTGTCGCGTGTCCCCAACGTGGACGCCTACGAGGGCACCCTGTTCCTCTACAGCGAGTTCGCGACTGACGGGCGCAACGCGCACGCCAAGATCGGCTCGCTGACGGAGACCTGAGATGGCCACCACCCCGCAGGGAGACGAACCAGACGTCCGGCGGTCCGTCGTGCAAGCGATGGCCCGCGAGGTGGCCCGCCGCCGTCTGGCGCAACCGCGCCAGATGACCGGCAAGCCCAAGAAGCTGATGGCCACCTACTCCCTGAGCAGCGCCATGCCCAAGGGGATGCAGCGATGACCAACCACGAGCCGGCGATCGTTCACCCCGAGTGGGTGAATGGTCGTCGGCTGTGGATGGACACCCCGATGCGCGACCTCATCAACCGGATGCGCTTCGGCGACCCGGTGAAGGGCTGGGAGGGCGACGAGCGCCTCGACCTCTACTGGAACGGCGCCGAGGAACGGTTCGAGATCTGGCGCCTCGAAGACGACGAGCAGTACCGGTTCGTGTGTCGCTCCGCCCCCGGCGCACCGTTCGACGACCGCATCATCGACGTGCTCGTCTCGTGGGACGGCCGCCGCCGGCAGGCCCCTATTCATGAATTGGTCATGGATCACAACGCCCGCCTCGATGCCGACAAGGCCAAGACGCAGGAGGAGTGGGTGGCCGAGGAGATGGCCCCACGACTGCACCACGCCTTCCGAAAGGACGCCTGATGGCCGCCACGCTGTTGCAGCTCCGGCGCCTCGTGCGCTCGCGCCTCGGTATCCCGATCGACGACACGTTCATGCCCGACCGTGTGCTCGACGACCACATCAACGTCGCGATCCAAACGATCGAGTCGGAGTCCCGCTGGCCGTGGACCGACGCCGCCGATCAGGTCACGATCAACGCCGACAACCCCGACATCATCCCGACCACCGACTGGCGCGCCACCCGCGCCGTCATGTTCGGCGACGACGAGCTCTCCCTGGTCTCACCGATCGACCTGCTCACCTGGCTCGACACCAACAGCGACATGCCCAAGGTGTGGGCCCCGATCGGTGGTGTCATCTCGGTGCGTCCCACGCCGGGCACCGACACCAACCTCGTGCACTACTACTACCGCCAGGCGGTGTGGCTCCGAGACGACGAGGACGTCCCCTCGATCCCCGAGCAGTACGGCGGCGCGATCGTCGCCAAGGCCGCCGAGCTGCTCTCGGCCCGTGAGAGCTCGGGCGGCGACGCCACCCGCCACGGCGCCGAGTACACGTCATGGATCACCCGCATGCGCCGCGACGTGCGCACGTCGACCGGCCCCACTCGTACCCGCGTGCGGCCGGGGGGATGGATCTGAGCGGTGGCCGACTTCACGGTGCGCTACGCCGACTGGAAGGGCGGTGACTACGGCAACAAGGACCCCGGCAAGGCTGACTCCGATCAGTTCTCCGGGATCAACGTCTATCCGTACGAGTCCGGTCTGCTCGGTCCCCGCGCTGGCGTGAAGCTGGTGCCGGTCACCGGCATCCCCAACCACACCATCGTCCCGGGCCCGCTGGCGTTCTGGGCCAAGGACACCAAGCTCGTCATCGTCATCGGCTCCACGCCCTACGAGGTGGCGATTTCCGGTGGGATCTCGTCGAGCTGGGCGGCCTATCCGTCGACCCCGCTCAAGCCGATCAAGTTCGTGCGCGGCGGCGGCATCCCGTACTCACTGTCCAACAACGTCCTCTACAAGCACGCCTCGTCGGCGAGCACCGTCGCCGTCAGCACACCCGCGCCGCTGAGCTACATCATCCGCTGGGGCTACTACTTCGTCGGCATCGACGCCAACGTCCCGTGGCGCATCTGGTTCTCCACCGTCGACTCGGCCGGCGCCCACTTCGACACGTGGGGCGCCAACGACTACCTCGACATCGGTGACACCGAGGGCATCACGGCGATGGTCCCGATCTTCAACACCCTCTACGTCGGCAAGGCGTCGGGCTGGAACGCGGTGTCCGGCGTGCTCGGCACTCTCGCCTCGGTGCGCGGCGTCATCACCGGCAACGGCCCCGTCGACCCGCGGCTCACCTCGCTGACCACCGACAACCGCATCGTCTACTGGCCGCTCGGCCGGTCCCCGGCGTTCTTCAACGGCGAGCGGGTGCAGATCGAATCGGAGATCGAGCTCGACCTCGTGCGCCAGACCGCACCGGCCGACTCCGTCATCGTCACCCCGACGGCCCGCCGGCTGATCCTCGCCGCCAGCGACACCACCCAGACACGGATCTTCTCGTACTACGCCAGTGCGTGGAGCCGCCACACGTTCCCCGCCCCGCTGGGCGGCTTCGCTCCCGGCGACGTTCGCGACGGCAACCAGCTCCCTGAGGACGTCGTGTTCGCCGTGCTCGGCCCACGCACCGTCGGCGACCCCGTGCAGATCGTCAGCTACAACCACAACCTCAACCGTCCCGGTCACAACGACGACGTCTGGTCGTCACCGTTCGACGTCGGCGGTGGCGGCAAGTTCGTCAGCGGCAACGTGTCGTTCCCCACCTACTGGGAACCGATCGGCCGCCAGGTCCGGGTGCGCTCCGTCATCGTGCAGTTCCGCAAGTGGGCCAGCGGCGTGGTCAACAGCGCCAACACGATCCGCTGCCAGATCGACTCCATCGGCACCTACCAGAGCGGTGACCGAGCGGGCAGCGTGCACGACTGGATCGAGCCGTGCGAACGCTCGTCGAGCTCGGGCACCGACGACTCGTGGCGCGCCAACCTCGGCGACCAGGGCTACGGCAACGGCTTCCGCGTCAGCTTCCCCCGCCTCGTCGGCGTGGCACTGCGCGAGGTCGTCGTGCTGTGCGACGTCAGAACGGACCGCACCTGATGCCCGCCCCCCGCAACACGCTCCCGTTCCAGTACCTCTTGCGCGGCAACAGCCTGGAGTACCTCAAGGGCCCCGAGCACGCCTCGGCCGTCGAGCAGCGCGACGCCGACCTGGAGGACTTCCTCGGACGCACCAACGACGCCATCGCCAAGCTCACCGCCAGAGTCACGCCGGGCCCCTGGTCAACGTTCTTCGGGGCCGCCGGCTGGACGAACTACGGGTCGGGATGGTCACCGGCGCAGTACCGCCGGGTCGGTGACGAGGTGTCGATGCGCGGACTGGTCATCTACTCGCCGGCCGCCGGGTCCCTCTCCCCGGTGCTCCTCGGCTCCCTGCCGTGGGGTCCGCCGCTCAACGTGATGATGTCCTGTCTGGCCAACGTCGCCGGCACCTACACCGTCGCCCGCATCGACATCTCACCGACCGGCCAGTTGACCTACCTCCCGGTCATCGCCGGTTCGGTGGGCTACATGAGCCTCGACGCCGTTCGATTCTCGGTGACGACGTGAGGAGGCAACCGTGGCAATGCCCCTGAGTCAGTTCTTTGCCGCCGTGCTGCGCGGTCTCGGCGTGCCGGTGACGACGAACAACCTCAACAAGCTTGGCGCCGTTGCCAAGCAGGAGGGTTCCGGCGGCACCTACAACCCGTTCAACTACATCCTCGGGCCGGGCACCAACTTCAACAGCGCGGGCGTCAAGAACTACCCAGACGCGCAGACCGGCATCGCGCAGACCGTCAAGCTCCTGTCGCAGAAGAACACATCGGCGATGCGGGCCAACCTGGCCAGCGACGGCCCCTACAGCGGGTGGTTGAGCTCGACGTCGCACTTCTACAACTCGTGGGGTGGCGGCAACCTCAACATCAGCCAGAGCAACGCCGCGGGGAAGCTCAACGAGGCCGTCAAGGGCTCTCAGAACATGACCGCCGCCCAGTCCGCGGCCCTCGCCGGTGGAGGAATCATCCCGGCAACACCGTCCACCCTCGCCGCCGCTGCACCGAAGGCAGATCCGATGAACGCTCAGGCTGAGCGCGACGCGCTCGACAAGTACCTCAACACGCTGACGCCCGACAAGAAGGCGCAGACGGTCGCCGACATCAAGGCACAGCGTGACCTCCCGTCGCTCGGCGCGTACATGGGCACCGCGCCGCCGGAGGTCAACCGGTACATCAACTTCCTCGCCTCGCTCGACAAGTCCGGTCAGTCCGCCGAGACCAACATGCTCGTGGCCCCCGACGCGCAGGGCTCGCAGCAGATGACCAGCCTGCTCCAGACGCTCGGGGTCAGCTACTCCAACGCCCCCAACCCGACGCCGGCCCTGCTCGCCTTCCTCAACGGCATCGGGCTCAACCTGTCCACCGCCGAGGACGTCAAGAACCGGGCGCTGGAGCGCATCGGCGCCGCCACCTCCGACGCCATGAGCGACATCGACCGCACCGCCGGGCGCAACAAGCAGAACATCACCGCCGACCTCGTGCGCCGCAACATCCTGAGCTCGGGCGAGTCGACCACCCGGTACTCCCGCCAGGCCGCCGACGTCGCCGACCAGCAGTCAGGTGTCCAGACCACGGCGGCCAACAGCACCGAGGACGTCAACAACAGCTACCGCCAGGCGCAGGACCTCGCCCGCCAGCAGGCCCTCGACAAGATCATCGGCGCCGAGCAGGACCAGTCCACCGCCAAGGCCGCATCGGCCGCCCAGGAGGACGCCTACCGGCGCCAGCAGCAGGCCGCCGAGGCCGCCAACAGCCAGTCGCTCGCCGCCCAGCAGGCAGCCATCAAAGCTCAGGAGGATGCGATGGCCAAGTACGCCGCGCAGGGGGTGGCCGTCTGATGGCCGAAGCGATCCCCACCGCAGACCCAGCACTCCTCGCCGCCCAAGCCAAGGCCGGCCAGGCCGGGGTCGACGCCTACAACGCCGCCATCTCGACGCTCCAGAGCCAGAAGCAGTCCGCCGTCCAGACCGCCATGCAGGAGGCCGCCCTGCGCGGTGGCCCCGCCGGTGCGCCGGCCGGCGCCGCGCAGTCCCAGGCCGGCATCATCAACGCTCCCTACGACCAGCGCATCGCCTCGCTGACCCAGAACCTCGGTGGCTACCAGGCCGACCAGTCCGCCCGCACCCAGCGGATGGACGCCTACAACAACGCGGTCCTGGCCGCCCGCTCGTACATCCCGCAGGTCACCGAGCAGACCGTCGCCCCGATCCGCGCCCAGGCCGACTACAACGTCCGCAACACCGAGATGCAGGGCCAGCAGAACGTCGCCGGCATCAATGCCGACACCGAGCTGACGATGGCCAAGATGGCCGCCGCGTTCCAGGCCGCACAGATCCAGGCCGCCAAGGCCAAGGCCGCCGCCGCGGCCAAGGCCAAGACGCTCAACGTCGGCGAGCTCTCCGGGCTCATGACCCAGCGCGCCGGGTCGATGCTGTCCGACAGCGGCGCCAAGATCGGCCAGATCCTCTCGGCCAACGAGGCCGACATCGCCAAGCAGGTCCAGTCGAAGGCCGCGTCGTCAACCGCCAAGTCCACCGCTGACGCTGCCCGCAACCAGTCGTACTGGGACCTGATGGGCGCCGCCTACAGCGGCAAGGGGATCCTGGAGGACAAGCAGAAGCTCTCGGCGCAGATCAAGGCCGCCGCCGGCACCGCCACCACCTCCGCCGCCACCGGCAGTCCTGACAGCGACCTGGCCCAAGCACGCGCCGCGATGGCCCAGCAGGCCGCCGTCAACGCCCAGCAGTTCAACCCGATGGCTCCGCCGGTCTCCAGCGTCACCGGGCAGGTGGCCAGTAACGCCCCGTCGTTCGAGCAGCTCCTCGCCAAGTTCATGCCGGCCAGCCGGTACAAGGCAGCGCAGAGTCAGGTCTCCCAGCTCGCCAACCGGGCTGGCGATCTGAGCAAGGTTCGCGACGCCGCCGGTGGCCAGTACTTCAACGAGGTCATCGGCTCGCTCGGCGCCGCCAACAAGCAGTACAGCGCCATCGACCCGACCACCCAGCGCCGGGTGCTCATGACCCCGCAGCAGGCCGAGGGGCTCGACCCGTTCACCCGCGAGATGGTGATGGGTGGCACACAGACCGCTGGCATCAACGGCCCCGAGGACTTCCAGCGCCTCGTGATGGGCTCGCCGCAGGACGACATCAACGCCATCGCTGCCGACCCCACGGCGGTCACCAACCAGGGCGTCGGTTCCCCGTACTCGTCCGAGGTCGTGCGCAACGCGATGGTCGAGGTGGCCACCCAGCTCCAGAAGCAGGGCTACAACATCCAGCCCGAGGACGTCGCCAACGCGCTGCCCAACGAGATCCCGTCGATCTACAACCTGTTGGCCAAGCAGAACGCCCAGCCGTCGAGCGAGGACGCGTTCAAGTCCGCGTCCCAGCTCGCCACCAAGGCTCAGGCCGCCGCCACCAAGAACGACACGGTCACCGGCAAGGGCAACGAGGCCGCGGCGGCCGAAGGGCTCATGAACCAGTACGGCTCGAAGCCGCCGACGAACCTCGGCAGTGCCGTGCAGGTGCTCACCCGGCTCAACGACAACAAGGACACCGTGGATCAGGGCAAGCAGGCCCTCGCCGACATCGTCAAGAACTGGGACCAGAGCAAGGCGATGACCCCAGCGGCCGTCACGGCCAAGCTTCGGGCGGCCGGTGTGGCGTCGAACATCATCCCACTGGTGCTCTACGTGAGCGGGTTCTGATCGATGGCCGTCACGCGCACGCTCACGTTCCAGCCGGCGAGCATCTCGCGGGCCGCGGCCCGCCCGTCGCGGGCCAGCACGATGACGGTCCCCGCGACGAGCCGCTCGGTCCCGGCGACCAAGCGCACCACGGCGCCGAGCAGCGCCGGGCGAGCGTCGGTCTCCGACATGCTCGCCAACATCAGCCGGCCGACCGGGCCGATCAAGCCGCTCGTTCCACTGCGCCCCAGCGCCGCTGGGCCCCGCTCAGTTGGCGGCCAGTTGTGGGACCTGTTCACCGGACTGCCGCAAGGGATCATGGGCTTCGGCATGGACGCCGCCAAGGACGCCCTCGTCATCCCGCACGTGGCGCTCGACCTGATCAAGAACCAGGGGCTCTCCGGTGGGCTCAAGAACTACCTGCCGGCATCGAGCGGGGTGGTGCAGTCGATCGGGCACACCGTCGGTGACGTCGTGCACCCGATGAACCTGGTGAAGGCCTACAAGGAAGGTCACATCGTCTCGAAGCTCGTCGAGGACGTCGGCAACGTCGCCGTCGTCGGTGGCGCAGCGGCCAAGGTGCTCGGCGCCGGAGCGGCCACCGCGGCGATGACCGCCGAGGAGGCCGCCGCCCGTGGCGCCACCCGGATCGCCGGTGGCGCCGTCGAGGCCGGCGGCACCTCGCTCGCCGACGCCGCCCAGTTCGGTGGCCGCGAGGTCGCCGAGTACACGCTGCCCAAGAAGGGGCTGGCCAGTCTCGCCGAACGCGCCGGGAACCCCGAGCTCGCCGAGAGCTTGCAGAAGGCCGGCAACATCGCCAAGAAGATCAGCCACTACGGCGAGCGGGCCGGCAACGTGCCGGCGCTGCCGTACCAGTACGCCGGCCGGGCCATCGACACGCTCGCCGAGCGCGCTGGGCTCGAAGGCGGCATCAGCGGCCAGATCCGCAGCGCCGCCACCCACTTCGCGCCCAACATCATGTTCCGCAACACCGAGGCCGGACAGGTGGTGCGCACGGCCACCGCCGAGGCCGAGCAGCTCGGCACCCGCGCCACCCGGTTCTCCCTCGAAGCCGACAACCTGGCCAAGCAGCTCGGGCTCACCGAGACCGAGGGCCGTGCCGTCGGCACCTCGATCGACCTGCCCAACCTCGGCAAGGGCATCGAGCTCCTCAGCAAGGACGAGCTCTCCAACTTTCTCGACCGTGCCTACGCCGGGGTCGAGGAATCTCAGCGCCCCACCATCGAGGACGTCCGCACCGCTATCGCCTACCGCGAGCGCACCCTGCCGGCCGAGAAGCTCTCCGCCATGGACCGGGTCCAGGACGAGCTCATCAACATCTCCCGGGAGCGCACCCAGCGAGCGCTCGGACCGGTACCGGCCAAGCTGGAGCCGGGCACCCCCGCCGAGCCCCGCGCCCAGCGCGTGCTCCCCGATGGCACCGTCGAGACCGACGCCCCGTGGTACCGGCAGGACACCGGGGTCGAGCCGGGACGCACCCCAACTGGCGTCCCGCGCCCGACCGGTCTCAACCCCGAACAGCTTGGCACCGAGCTGCGCCCGTCGAAGATCTCCGAGTACCAGCAGCAGCTCGAACGGCCCCGCAACCTGACCGCCCGCCAGGCCGAGACGGCCGAGAACACGGCGCTACGCGAGGAGCGCATCACCGCCGCCACCGACGCCCTGGCCACCAGGATCCCCGAGGCGCCCCAGGCCCGCGTCGAGTTCTCCAAGGGCATCGCCCGGGAACGGGCCCGCTCCGGTGACTCCATCGCCCGACGGGCGCACGACGCCGCGTCACGTCAGCTCGAACGAGCCGTCAACGACTACACTAAGGCGTCCGAGGTCGGCGATCAGCCGGCCGTGCAGCGAGCCGCCCGCGAGGTCGACCGACTCACCGGTGAGGTCCAGCGGATCTCCGGGATGCTGGAGCGCAACGAGCGCCGGGTCGACGCCTACACCGGACTCTCCACCGCCAGCGGCGACGTCGAGCGTGGCGCCCCGCGGATCGCCGACGACACTCCGTCGGCCTACGCCATGCGTCAGGCCGAGGTGCAGATGGAGGGCACGCTCAACGAGCTCCAGGAGCTCAACCAGCGCTACGGGCACAGTCAGGTCGCCACCCCGGAGATCAGCGGTGTCGGCAACGAGCCGCAGCGGATCCGAGCTCGGGCCAAGGAGATCGCTCAGCGCGAGGCGTACGACGCCAACGGCGCCATTGAGTCGATGACCGGCGGTGATCGACCCAAGATCCCCGGCGCCAAGGACGTCGGCGGCGAGCACGACTGGTGGCGTGGTCTCGACGAGGCAACCCAACGGCGGTTGCAGCGCGAGAAGTGGATCCGCGGCGCCAAGGAGAGCGGCGCGTCGAGCGAGCAGATGTCCGAGGAGATCGCCCGCAAGATGGGCGGCGATCCCCGCGACATCGACATGCAGATGGGCCGGTTCGTCGACGCGGTGCGCCGCTACTGGGACGCCAAGGCCGGCAAGTCCCAGGCCGTCATCGACCAGCTCGCCACCGAGATGAACATGCCGGCCGATCAGATCCGCGGTGCCATCACCGGCAAGATCAGCGACTACGGCGAGCTCCTCACCGACAACGTGAAGCAGTCGTTCGGTGAGCTGCGCGACGGCTTCCAGCAGCTCGACACCGAGGGCCGCGAGAGCTTCCGCTCCACCGCCGAGGCGATGCTCGACGACCCCAACGCCGAGATGGGCGACTTCGGCGACCTGCTGTCCAGCTACTTCCCCGACCTCGACGTCAACGGTCAGCAGGGCATCCTGTCGACCCTCGACGGCATGGCCGACCTGCCCGACGTCATCGACTGGATGTCAGGCGGCAAGGCCACCGACTTCCCCGAGCGACTGCGGGCGAAGATGGAGGCCCGGACCAACGTCCAGGCCCGCCAGCTCGGCAAGCTCGAAGGCCAGACCCAGGGCATCCGCTCGCTGCGCACCAACGCCGAGGTTGGGCTCAAGCGCTCCGAGATGGCGCTCGACAACGCCGAGAAGTCGGCCCAGCGCACCGCCGAGACCAAGGCCCGTGCCGTCGAACGGGCATCGACCGCCGAGGAGGCCAAGCGGCCGCCGCAGGGCCCCAAGTTGGCCGAGACGCTGCGCCCCGACACCGAGGCCGCCGACCAGTACCGGCGCCGCACCGGCACCACCCGCACCGGTGAGAAGACCGCACCGATGTCGCCGGCTGAACGCGCCCGGTGGCGTCAAGGCGCGCAGGCCGAACGCTCTCGCGCCGCCCGCGCCAAGGCCGACCGACTGCACCGCTCGGTGACCACCTACAACGAGAAGATCGCCAACGCCCAGAACGAGCTCGGGCGCACCTTCCAGGACCGGCTCCACAACGACGTCAACGTCCCGGCGATCAAGCAGATGACCAACGCCGTGGCCAGTGGCGGCAAGGCGCTGGGCACCATCATCGGCGAGGGCGACACCGCCGCGCTCAACGGCACCATCGCCAGCCTCGGCGACAAGTACGGCATGTACGACGACCTCGTGGAGCGCCTCGACGAGTCCCGCCAGGCACTCCCGAAGGGCGAGACGCTCAGCGCCGGTGACGTTGCCGCGACGGTCGACGAGGTGCTGCGCCGTCGGCCCGACGTCGTGCTGTCCGACACCGACAAGCTCATGCTCGACGACGCCATCAACCGCGACTCGCTGCTCGAAGACGTCAACGACACGATGCTCGGCGAGGTCGACGACGGGAACCGGCTCAACAGCCCGTACCGCGTGTGGGACACCGTCAACGCCAGCAAGTGGAAGATGCCCCAGGAGGCCCGCAACCGCATCGACGCGGCGTGGGAGCGCTTCCAGACCCGCCGGGCAGCCACCATCACCAAGACCTACAACCAGTGGACGGCGGCGATGCCGGCCCGCTTCCGCACCGCCGCCCAGGCCGGGCAACGCCAGATCGGTGCACTGCTGGAGATGGCCGAGGAGGCCAACAGCAAGGTCGCCCACAGCGGCGACATCTACCTCGACATGGCCGAGAGCACGATGAACACGCTCGGCAAGATGGTCGACGACGGGATCAACCCCGAGCACCTCGTCGGCGGCCGCCCGGCGTCGCAGAGCTCGGCGGCATCGAGCGCCCGCGGCGGTGGCCTGACCCAGCCCAAGCTCCGCGGCACCAGCACCCGGCGCACCGGTCTGCGCCAGCTCTCGCTCGACGCCTACGCCCGGGTGGAGGCCAAGGAGGCGCTCGACTGGGTGCGCGGCGAGCGCAACAAGCACATCGAGTCCCAGCTCGGCGTCCGCGCCGACGCCGTTCCCGAGGTGCAGGAAGCACTCGCGCAGTGGGCCGAGGACCACCACGGTGAGACGATGCCGCCCCGCACCCTGGAGAAGATCACCGACGATGCCGGCTTCCGCCAGATCGAGGGCAAGGGCGTCGCACCGCAGACCGTGCTCGTGCCCAAGCAGGTCTTCGATGCGCTGACCCCGTCGGAGTACAACATCCCCGGGCTCAAGGCGCTGGGCCGCACCAACCGCGCCTTCAAGACGTGGGTCCTGCCGTTCTCCCCCAAGTGGCAGATCGGCAACGTGCTGGGCAACGTCATCCAGTCAGCCGTCCACGGCGGGGTCTCACCGATCGAGCTCGTGTCGACCATGAACCGCATCCGCAAGTACGAGGGCGGGATCATGGAGCTCTGGCGCAAGTCAGGGCTGCCCGACTGGACCCGCCCGGAGATCGCCAACCACGGGCTCACCATCGACGAGTACCGCACCCTGCGCGGTGTCGATGACGTGCAGCCCCGCACCCCGATCGGCAAGATCGCCCGCTCCAGCTTCCGGCTCAACGAGTTCGTCGACAACCTGACCCGCTCAGCGACTGACCTCGCCGCGCTGGGCCGCGGCGAGTCGACCGACCAGGCGCTCCAGACCACCATCCGCTCGCTCGGCGACTACTCCCGCATGTCGAACTTCGAGCGCAAGGTGGTGCGCGAGGTGATCCCGTTCTACGCCTGGATCCGCCATTCGGTGACCGCCACCCTGCGTCTGCCGATCGTGTCGCCGGCACGGGCCGCGTTCCTCATGCACCTCTCCGACGTGTACTCCGATCCCGAGATGCAGACCGAGCTCCTCGGCTCCCGCATCCCGTTCATGGGCGGTCTGCTCAACCTCGGCACCGTGTCCCCGCTGGCCGACATCCGCTCGCTCAACCCGTCGAGCATCGGCCAGAACTTCGCCCCTGCCGTCAAGGCGATCTCCTCGATCGCGTTCGGCTTCGACCCCGCCAAGATGGCCGCCATCACCCGCCCCGGTGACACCAAGAACGTCGATGCGTTTGGTCGTCAGATCACGACCTCGCCGCTCGCCCGGCTCGTCACCAACCCGCTGCAAGGGCTCGGCGAGATCGGCTGGCAGCTCACCCAGCAGGCCCCCACCCCGATCCGTGTCGCCCGTGACGCGATCCTCGGCGACGAGGTGCGCTACGCCGGCACCGGCTACCAGGTCGGCAACCTCACCGATCCCAAGAAGCGCTCACTCCAGCAGATCTTGCGGGCGCTCAACCTGCCCTCCGTCGACCCGTTGCCTCAACCGAGGAGCTGACATGCCCTATCCGCCCCCGGTCCCGCCGAACACTCGGACCAACGCCACGCCGATGGTCGACAACCATCCCAGCGACCACAACGTCATCAGCGCCGCGCTCACCGAGATCCTCAATCACATGGCGTCGATGGAGCAGACGCTCGGGCCCATCGGTGGCATCACGATGTGGCCGGGCGACACTCCGCCGACCAACGCGTTGCTGTGCCAGGGCCAGGCCGTCCTGCGGGCCAGCTACCCGGAGATCTTCGCCATCTTCGGCACCCGCTTCGGCGCCGGGGACGGCTCCACGACGTTCAACCTGCCGTCGATGCAGGGCCGCTCGGCGATGGGCTTCTGGCCAGCCGGCTCGTGGGCCACGGTGATGGGTCAGATGCTCGGCAGTGCGGACAGCTCGCTGCCGTCCCACACCCACCTCGGTGTGGACCACCTCCACCCGGTGAACATCACCACCGGCGGCGACTCCCCGGCCCACACCCACGCGGCTGCCACCTTCGGCGGCTTCCTCGGTTCCGACTTCTCGGGCAGCGCTACCGGTGTCACTGCCGGCGGCTACCTCGCTAACGCGTTCCCGGCGACTGCTGGTCCGAACCAGGGCCACACCCACCCCGTCAACGGCTACACCGGCGCCGCGGACCGTGGGTTGACGACCAGCGCCACCGGGGTCGCGCCGACCAACACCAACATCGGCCCGGTCGTCGTCCTCAACTTCATCATGAGGGTCCACTAGTGCAGGCCCCGCGGTACCGGCTGCGCTTCATCACCGGCGTCTCGCTGACGTCGGCGACCTACGGCTCGGGCACCTACGGCACCGGCACGTACGGCGAGCAGGCGTCGGATCCGCTGGCGTCGCTGCGCTACATCCTCGTGCCGTGGCCCGGCGGCTACCTGCCCGATCCGGCGTGGATCTACCGCCAGGGCGACGTCACCCCACAGTTCCGGGCGCAGGTGCTCTCCGACGAGGGCCCGCTCGACTTCACCGGTCTCGACTTCGGCTACCTCGTGCTGACCAACACCGACGGGTCGAGCTCGACCACACCGATCATGTTCCCGCTGACCGTCGCCACCATCGGCGGCGTCGTGTTCCTCACCCGCACCTGGCTGCCCAACGACCTGATGACCCCCGGCACGTTCCGCGCCGGGGTCGTGTTGCAGTACAGCTCGGGCCGTCGGCTCACCATCCCCACCGACGACCGCTACCAGTTCGTCGTCAACCCGAACAGCACCATCCCCTCCCCGCCCGGCCCCGGCTACGTGTGGGACGGGTCGCGCTGGAACTACGCCTACTGGTCCTGAGGAGTCGTCATGCCGACCATCCCCCTGTTCCGCCGCCCCCGCACCGCGGCCGTCGACAACCGGCCCAAGGCGCCCGTCGTCTACATCAGCGAGACCCCCGCGTCGGTTCCGTACACGGTCATCGGCCCGACCACCCCACCGGACCCCGGTCTGTCGCCGAACGGGTCCGACGTCCCCGAGGTGGTGCCCGGTCAACTCCTCCAGGCGGCATGGGGCAAGGCGGTCGCCGATGACCTCTCGGAGATCTGGAACGACAAGGCCGACACCACCGCGCTCAACGCCCACATCGCCGGCCCCGGCGTGGCCCATGCCGCGACGCTCATCTCGGCCACCCCCAACGGCGCGCCGATGGTCGGGGTCGACGTGCAGACCCAGCTCGGCCAGGCGGCGGTTCGTCTCGGCACCAACGCCACCGACATCACCGCGGCCACCGCCGCGGCGGCTGCTGCGCAGGCCGGGGTCGCCACCCTCAACGCCCGCCAGCTCAACACCACGGCACCGCTCGCCGGTGGCGGCAACCTGTCCGCTGACCGCACGCTGTCGGTGGCCACGTTCGGCACGGCCGCGGCCGGCGTCGTCCCGCCGTCGGGTGGCGGCACGGTCAACTTCCTGTGCGCCAATGGGACGTGGGCGACGCCACCAGGCACAGGCGGCGGCGGGGTTCCCACCGGTCGGCTCATCAACACGACTGCGCCGCTCTCAGGCGGTGGGAACCTCGGCGCCGATCTCACGCTCGCCGTGTCCTCGTTCGCCTCGGGGGCTGCTGGGGTTGTCCCTGCGTCGGGCGGGGGCACGGTGAACTTCCTTCGTGCCGATGGCACGTGGGCTGCCCCCGCCGGTGGCGGTGGCGGCGTCACCGACGGGGACAAGGGCGACGTCACGGTCTCGGGTTCCGGGGCGACCTGGTTGGTCGATGCGGCGGCGATCACCAAGGCGAAGATGGCCAACGCCGCGGCGAGCTCGTTCATGGGCAACAACACCGGATCGGCTGCCGCCCCGCTCGACATGACCGTCGCGCAGGCCAAGACGTTGCTGGCGCTGGCCAAGGCCGACGTCGGGCTGGGCAACGTCGACAACACCTCCGACGTCAACAAGCCGGTCAGCACCGCTCAGGCGACCGCTGACGCCCTCGCGGCGCTCAAGACGACTTCCATCGCCACCACCGCCCCGCTCGCCGGAGGCGGCGATCTGAGTACCAGCCGCACGCTCTCCGTGGGCACCTTCGGCACCGCTGTTGCTGGTGTGGTCCCGCTGTCGGGTGGTGGGACCGTCAACTTCCTGCGTGCCGACGGCACCTGGACCACGCCGCCGGCTGGGACGCCGGGCGCCGGCACGATCACACCGGCCATGCTCCAGAACGCCGACTTCGGCGACTTCACGGTGGCGTCGGGCGTGGCGACGATCGACAACAACGCGGTGACCTCCGTGAAGGTCGCCGGGGGTGCGATCACCAACCCCAAGATCGGCCCCGGCGCCGTCGACAACTTCGTCATGGCGCAGATGGCCAACGGCACCATCAAGGGCTACAGCGGCATCCCCGGCACGGGTATCCCGATGGACCTGACGGGCACCCAGGTGACGGCGCTGCTTGACACGGTGACGAGCTCGCTCAAGGGGCTGGCGCCGGCCAGCGCCGGGGGCACGGTCAACTTCCTGCGGGCCGATGGCACG